TTAACTGCGTGACGCGGGTATTTTAAAAATCACTAAAGAACGCCCAAGAGCATGTGTTTTCTTTAGTATATTCAACACATTAAAAATTGACATCGTATGAAGTTCGGTAAAGTTCATATGTGTTATAACGTCCCAATCATGCCCCAAAATGCCCCACAGCAGACATTTTTGTCCCAAATATGCCCCAAGAAAACCACCCGCGCATGACTCGTTATCTATCTTGACACTGTATAAATAACCAGCCAATAATAACTGTACATCTAAACAGTTGTGAGGGGTGCAGTTATGCGTATCGAAATAAGCATTTCGAAAGAAAAAATCAGCAAAATGCCAAAGGGGTCTGTAGAAGCGTTAAAACAGGAAATGACACGCCGGGTCAGTAAGCGTTATGAGGACGTGGAGGTCATTGTCAAATCAGCCAGCAATGATGGATTATCTGTGCTGCGATCCACCGATAAAGAAGACGCTAAGGCATTTGTTCAGGAAGCACTGCAAGATGCCTGGGAAAACGCGGACGACTGGTTTGTTCATTAATCCGCAGGTAAACTCCACTTCGGCTGGCAATCATTCAATACTCGCACTATCGGACGTGAGCCAGTCAGCCGCAATCATGCTCTTGCATACGGTGTGGTTGCGGCAACTATCAATTTTATAGCTGGATATCCGGCTGATTTTGCTGGCGCTCACGTTCAGCTTTTTCGATCGCCTCACGTGTCGCTTTCTGCATCTGATTCCAGATACTGTCCTCCGGCATTTCCACACGCACTGACACATATGAATCAGCCGGTATATCGACTGGCTCACCGTCCGCCACAGTCTCAGTGAACACGCCGTTATTATCAGTATTCCCTATTCTGTTCTGAGCAAACGGTGGCGCTGAGGGATGAACCCGGTGATAGGTTCTGACCAGTACAGAGCCATCAGCATTGACTTTGTAGTCCAGCCAGATGCGGGGTTGCTTGTTTCTGTCGACCGGGATTTCAAAACCGCCATCGATCCCACCCCATACAGCATCAGCATTCAGGCCAATGCAGCCGGTGATACGATATTGCCCAACAGAAATCCGCTCTACCGCGCACCCTTCTGATTCATGGTTAGTCTCATAAGAACCGTCCCGGTGAATGATGACTACCGGGGATGCCTGTTTTAGAAAACCATTACCATCAACGGTTGTGTTTCGTGTACCCCATAACGTGTTCTGGTTAAATGTGGATGCTATCCCGCCTGAAACAGAGCCGCTCGCCACCTTCACATTACCGTTTGCATGATTTACGCTAAAAATCGAATAGGTATCAGAGGTCCGGTGCAACACAGATGCGGACCACTGATATGTGGCGGTCGCATCACCAGCAATATCACGAAAAGAGAACACTCCTGCATTGCTGGCTGCAGTATTAAAGTACGTCAGGATATTGTTGATAGAACCAAACGCACCATCAACACCGTGAACGACGGCGGCCTGACGAAGACCTGCAGTCGTCCCAAAACCGGAACCACCTTTCGATAATGGCAGTATTCCCGTCGTATCATCACCGCTCAGCTCTACAGTACTTTTCACAGCAAGTGCTTTTAATCCCAGATTGGAGCGCGATTGTGCCTTGTCCACTACGTCTGAAAAATTCTTCGACCTTTTCAGCGTATCACTATCAATATTCCCAACCTGGTCTGCGAGGTACTTCCACGACGGCCCAGGAAAGATGGAACCATCTGGCAGCTTCACATTTATCATACCTGGGGCACTAAACACCTGCTGCCAGTTCTGTTTGTCGTAGTTCAGTCCGCGCAGTGCCTCCGCGCTTTGAGCCACCAGCGCCGCGGTAACCATATTCAGCGCCACACGAGGAACAGCTGACCAGGCCGCGCCAGATTGGGTTGGCCCGGTGTAATTGCTGACCAGCGTCAACGCTGTACCACTTTCCACGGACTTAACCGGAAGCGTATAGGGAACACCACCGACCGTAACAACAATAAAATCTCCGGCCGCCACCTCGGTGGTAAACGCGGTTCCGCTGCCAGCGACCACAGCAGAGTTATTCGTCAGGGTTAAGGTTCCTGCTGACATAATTTTTCCTCAGTACATGTTCGGAAGAATAAGAATGGGCATGGCGATATTTCTGTTTCGGGTCATATCCCATGCGCCAGAATTGCGGTCCGCAAACACTTTGTTGTAGGCTGACCTGACGCTACCGCCTGACATGACCACGCCTTTGGTTCTGATATTTCCCCATCCACCTATCATTCGTACCTGCACGCCGGTATACACTATCTGGCAGAACCCGCCGCCAATATCCTGAAAGGCATCGGTGATCTGAATTTGACGGTCATACACAAAGGGGCGTTTCAGCGTGGAGAACGTGACCTGACCTGCGGCGTTGGTCATCGTGATACCGTCGCCGCCGACAGGTGCGGTCTGATTGAATATCACCAGGTCTATCGTCGCCGTTCCGGCCACGTCATCCCGCCCTGTGTAGGAAATGTCGCGCACGATGATACTGGTGCCATCAAACCCCACCGACACATTCGGGTTATCCCATTTGCCGAAAGGAATACCGCTCACCGGAAGCGGCGCGCTGCCGCTAACCGTAATACGTCCGGAATAAGCGCAGGTCATCAGCGCAGCCTGGTTGGATATAGCGGTAAAGTCAGTCGAGTTTGAAACCAGTAATCCTTCGTTATATGTCGCCGCAGGGAGCAGCTCCATAACGTAGCCTGACCAGTCGGGGACAATGCTTTTCCCTCCGATTGTCTCAGCCCCAATGATTACCCCGGAATTACCGTTGCGGGTGACGCCGGTCATAATGGCCACATCAAATTCAGCATAGGAATAGATGTAAATGGGGTTGGTTGGCACCACGATAACCTGTGAACCTGCAACAAGTGGCGTATTGACCGGATACTGCATGAACTGGGATGACCAGCCCGAGAACGATGTACAAAAACTCGGGGCTCGCAGCCCCGCAGTAATTGCCATCACCGGACGTCCATCGTTATAGTCGATTAATATCCCCTCCGGCATATCACCACCTCCCGACTACAACCCGACCACCACCGGACAAATTGACCGTCAGCCCATTCCCGTTGATGACGACAGTGTTATTGGTGCCATTAAATGCAAACTGGCCACTGTCAGCGTAAAGTTTGCCATGTAATTCAGCGTTTCCATTTTTATCAATGCGCCAGCCTGCTGAACCCGCAACGAAGTTATTCGACTGGATAAAATTACCAATTTTGGCATTGGTAATGCTGCCATCCTGAATAAACGCATCGCTGATAAATACCTGACCATTGACCACCGCAAACGGTGAATACTGCGTATTGCCACTACCACTCATCAGGACGAACTGATTAGCGTTAAATCCGACGCGGGTGACTACCGGCTTACCCGCTTCCGCCAGCACCGCGATCGACATCCCGGCGTTATACATCACACCGTTTATTCGAACTCCGGTTTTAAGGGTGTAAATTGCAGATGCCCCGGTCGCATCAACCACGGCGGTGAGCTTATCTTCCAGCGCGGCAGTCACATCATTGAACTGCGCCTGCACCTGCGTCGACATTTCAGCCATGGCCTTATCGACCTGCGCAATGGTCGTTTTAACCACCAGAATATCCGCGCGTACCTCGCCGTACTGCGCCCACTGGTGTTCCACGGTTGCATGGTTGGCCAGCGCATTCTGCAATGCGGCTTCGAGATTGGTATCAATGTCGCCAGTCAGGCGGTCACCGTCGGCAGATGTCAGGAAGTCATCGGCAATATCGCCCAGGTAGTCGTCAGCATTCGCATTAGATTCACCCCGAACCCAGTCGGTCCAGCCTGATTCATTACCCGTTCTGTCTACCAGCTGCGCGCGGTACCAGAACTCCTGTCCCGCTTTTAATCCCAGTTGGGTGTATTCGGCAGACGGATAAGGCACATCAGACAACAGCATAGGATTTGAGAAATCACTGTTCGCGGTGTACTGAATTTCCGTTTTCAGCGTGTCCCCGGTATTAGCCGGGAATCCCCAGTTCAGGCGAATCCCCCAGTTGATCGGCGTTGTCGCAAAGCCGACAGGTTTCGGCGGATTTCCCACCTTGCCCGTCAGCGTTTTCTCTTCAGAGTAGCCCCAACCAGAGGAAATTTCAGAGGCATTAATAGCGCGCACACGCACGAGGTAGCGCCCGGCATAAATACCCGATACATCAAATGACGTGGTGGAGCTGCGCGGCACGTTAACCCAGTTCCCGTCGTTGCGGCGCCATTGCGCTTCATAGGCGATAGCGTTCTGCGCCTGGTCCCAGCTCACCCGCATGGTTTCGACGCTGATATTCTGCTGAACCACTGAAAACGAACTGATCACGATGTTGGCTGGCGGCGACTGGTTACCCGGCGGGATCACGCTCACCGGCCGCTGGTCAATGATGGCCCCGGTATCGATACGGGCATATTTATCCGGATCGTGCCATGCCCCGGTAATCGAAAAAGTTCCATCTCCATTATCGGAGACGCTGACAACACGATACTGTTGCGCGTAGAGCTCGTCCGATTCAACCACCCAAACAGCTTCGGCCTGCGGCGTCTCACTGTACGCAGTGGTGACTGTGACTGATTCCCCGTTCACGGCCTGAATGGTCCTGCTCTGTGACGCGCCGGAGGGAAGGTTGAGAATAAGGCGATCACCTGCTACTGCATCCGCCACGCGGTCAAGTTTGATTACGCGACCGTTAACGGCGCTGATGCGGCCACCCATAACCTTTCCGGAAAGCAGCTCGTCTGCCACGGCGATGATGTAGCCCGGCTGCGGAATGTTTCCGTCCAGCCCTACATCAAACGAAACAACGCGATCCTTGTTGTTGGTGAGAATACCCCAGCGCCCCTTTCGGTTCGCTTCTGACTGCCTGGTGCAGCCGATGGCTGTCATTTCCAGTTGATTGAAACCGTACCGCGCCACCAGCGCCTGCTCAAATACCGGCTCCATCGCGTCAGCATAGGCATTACCGGGATCTGACCATGATACCAGCGCTGTGGTGTAGCGGCTTTTCGTGGTACTGCTCGAATAGGTGAATCGACCGCCAACAACATTAGCACGCGTGTAGCTGTAATCAACATCGCGCGGCATGTCAGCCAGGGCCACAATCTGATCCCCACCCCAGTAGGTCATGCCACGGAAGATAGCAGCAAAATCACGCAGGACTGTGTAGGCGTCGTTCCGGTCCTGAATGTACACGTTGCAGGTATAACGTGGTTCGGTACCGTTGCCCCCTTTGCCGTCTGGTACCATCTGATCACAATACTGGGCAACCTGATAAAGCGTCCATTTATCAATATTCGCAGCGGTCAAACGGTGCCCGAGGCCGAACCGGTCAGAAACAACCAGATCGTAAAAAATCCACGCAGGGTTATCCGTCCATGCCCACTTAAACGCACCGGTCCATGTACCGCTATAAGTGCGGGTTTCAGGGTCGTAGGTATCCGGAACGCGGATAACGCGGCCGCGGGGCTCGCAGGAGATCTGCGGGATAGAGCCGTTAAACTGGCTGGAATCGAATTCGATGTAGAGTAACGCTGTGTTTGGATAGCGTAATTTGGCGTCAATCACCTCAGTGAAGCTCTGCAGCGTCATCGTGTCGCCGATCTTCGCGCTGTTGGTGTCAGAGGTAATCTTACGCAGGCGTATTGTCCAGGTGCTGCCAGCCTGCGGTAAATCAATACGGTGGCTGCGCTCATAACCAGACGTCGTTTTGCCGGTCACGCTGGTATTGAGTACCGTCTGCCATGTGCCGCCGTCCGTCTGCAGGTCAATCGCATAATTGACCGAGTAACCCACCAGATCGCCGTCGTCCTCCTGTTTGAAAAGCGAGGACCATTTCAGACGTAGGCGAACTGCTGAAAGCTGCGTATTGGTAAAGGTGCGCGTCCATGCTGTAGCGCTTGATACCTCAGTTCCTACGCTGATTTCGTTTTCGGTACCGGGAATACCCTGAATATATTTTTGCACCTGCGTTCCCGCGCGAAACTCCCACGTTACGCCGCTGAAGTTTTGGGAGCCGTCAGCATTCTCCAGGGCTGTTCCGTCCAGGTAGATATCTTTGCCTGTTAGCTGACCTGCAAACTCCCCTTCGCCAAGCGCAACGAGGATTTTTGCCTTCGCTACAGATTGCAGATCATCAGGCTGTTCGGTAGGAGTTCGTGAACTTGAGCTGCCGCCCTTGCGGCCCTTTAACACTTTATCTGTAGCCATATTGCGCCCATAAAAAAGCCACCCGAAGGTGGCCAGAAAAAAAAGGTTAGTTACCTACTGCTGATCTTCGACATAAATTCCCGCAGAAATAATCGCTCCGCCTATCCGCCGGCGGCCATACAGGAGCGGTACCGGGTAACCTTGCGCCGCGGTGTTTGTTACGCCACCAAACGCGTAGGATGCACGGTTATCTGCGCTTTGTTTGCTGGCCAGACCTGCAGGTTGAGGAGATAGCATTTGGACAACCCCCCCCAGCATCATGGCCGCACCGAATTTCGCAGCCCCGTACCCCACAGCTGATAGAGTGCCACCTGAGAAATAGCCAATGGCTACCCCAACAACGACGAGCACGGCGCCAAGAATTGTCTGTAATACCCCGGCTTTTTTACTTCCGATCACCACAGGGACAATTCGAATAACCTCCCCTGTTACCGGAAAACCAAAATCATCTTTTCCGATATTTTTTTTATCTTTAAAGACGGCGTAGGTCAGGCCCCTTGCTTTGCTGGTTATCAAAAATTTCTCCAGCCCGTCTATTGTTTTTGTAACAGAGTTGATCGCCTCTGCGGTTGTTCTTATTAGGCGATGGTGAACCTTCCCGTAGGTTTTGCCCAAAACACCGCCGAGCTCAATTCGGGTCATAACCTCTGACATTTTCATTCCCCATAAAAAAAGCCACCCGAAGATGGCTTAGATTATTTTTGGCTTTTTCAAAGACATGATCTGGCGGCAGTAGCCCAGTGGTCGTTCCATCCTTTCGCGACGGCATAAACCTGTATGTCACTTCCGCCTGTAGCTGATTTATCGATATTCACTACTGAAAGAGCACCGAATATATCGTCTGATGCTGTGATTTTGTATCCTGATTCAGTGGGTATGCTGGAGCTTGAAGAACGTAGCTCCACCCATTTAGGAGCAAGGCAACGGTTGACCTCATCAACAGTTTTTGTTGAATGCTCTGATAAAATAGGTTTTTGTTCTTCCAGTGAGGAAACAGAACACCCCATCAGCAAGAAGATAAAAATTGGGAGGATAATCTTTTTCATCGCACATCAGTCCTTTTGACAGATTGACTCATAGGAATCGATTTTCTTTTGGTCTTGGTCATTAATAATGATGATTGGTCCATGATTATTGACCTTCCCATCTTTGACCTCAATACGCACATAATATGGTTTTTTACCCGTATATGCGCCGTATGAATTTTTAGCATTCACATGACCGCAAACATATCCAGTATTTTCACCAAAATCACGGAAAAATGATTCAAACTTAGCGCTGTCCGGATCTTTAAGGGTGTCTTTGACTAAGGACTCCCCCATGTCAATAAAATCCTTTTCAGAAGGTGTGCAACCAATAATAATCAGGCTACACGCCAATATCGAAAGAAACTTCCTCATATCCCTAACCTCTTTTTTCATTTTGCAAAAGGTTAGCACAGAGATTTGTAACGTAGAATCTTCATCGTTCGTTCCTGCCAGTATCCACCATACGGCACGCGCTGGCTCAGATGTCCATACAGGTGGTGCAGCAGCATATTACCCTCCAGCAGGATTCCCGCGTGGTTCCACTTATCAGCCTGGACCTGCATGATCACCATATCGCCGGGTTTCGGTGGCCCGTCGAATTCACGGAATCCGCACTCATACCAGCAATCCTGATAGAAGTTGTCCGGATAGTTGTTTTCCCACCAGGGATAATCCACCCGGTAATCGTGGAGCTCTATACCATGCGTTTGCCGGAAATAGCTCATTACCAGCCCCCAGCAGTCGAAGTGACCGAGCACAAATGGACGCTCCAGTAGCGGCAGCTCTCCCCGCGGCTGGATAGTGCGTAAATCCCCCTCCGGCCAGCTGACGATATGCCAGGGAAGTAACGTAGCGTCACACTGTGCCTTATCCAGTTCGCTCGCCTGCGTCGTGGCATCCGGGTGGCTGTGGACAATGGCAATCACCGTACCCCAGTCTTCGGCAGCGGAGTAATCCTCCGGTGACAGGTGGAAATGCTCTGTCGGATCTGTTGCCAGATTACGGCAGGGAATGTACCGCTGCACCCTGCTTTTTTGCACCACCACGCCGCAGCATTCGCGCGGATATTCAGCAGCAGCATGCGCCATAATGGCGTCGATAATTTTCTGACGCATATCAGCTCCTGATCAGGGATGTGCCAGGGAAACCACCGAACGGCAACTCGTTCCCCTCGCCATGTCTCAACTTGCACGCAGTGAGCGTACCAGGGCATTCATCGAGCGACGGATCGTTAACCGGATTGTTGTGCTTGTCGAAATAGCGCGTTCCGACATAGTCGCATCCATCACCGGAGCGGTATTTGTTACGGATACACCAGGTACAAAGCGAATGTAGCTGCCGCGTCGGGATCATCAGCCCCTGCAGATCCATCGGACTGGACAACGTAAACGCCACCACCTCGTTGGTTTCAGTGCTCTTGGCGTCAATGTAAAACACCTTCAGCTTTTCCTGCTGCGGATCCGCTGACGGGTTGCCCTCCGGATAGTTTTTCGCATCCAGATACTGCGCCAGTGTGTCATGAATCGTGACCTTTGCCTGCAGCAGATCATCATAAGCAAGACACAGCGCCGTAATGGAACTGTCCAGGTTAGCGACCGAGAGCGTTGGCTGCGCGCTGGTCCCGTCGGTCGCCGTCTCAATACCCTCGATCTGACAAGGCCAGGCTTTATATTCCAGCCCCTGCCACCAGATCGATTTCGCCGGCAGCTTATTTTCATCTCCACCAGCAGCGGCAATTTCATCGGCTGTGTGGGCAATATTGTGGGCGTGGAAGCGGAGAACGTCGGAAACACCAAATGCGGTGCCATCGACATCAAAAAGCCGGACAACATTGCCCGGCTCAAGTTTCTGATAATCACTGTTTAAGCTCATGGTGCAAACGCCTGTTCAAAGGTGGCTGATACGGTTTCCACCGTTTTACTTTTGGTGACGCGCTGCAGGCTGTCTGCCTCAACGCGCCACAGCGCAAGATCACCGCCTGGCGGGGTAAACGAAAATGATTTCGTCTTATGGCGCCGCAGGAAAGCATAAATATCCCGGACGGTTTGCGGTTCGCCGGTAAATGAAAACTCATAACTGAGCGTTTCATCATTCAGCCCGGCACCTGACACCTGCTTATAGCCATCACCAAACTGCGCCGTACGGATGGTATCCTTACTTTTCAGGGTCGGCTGGCTGGATGCTTTAATCCGCCATGCAAAATGCTCGATCGCCATTGCTTACCTCTGTTTTGTTGCATTCCAGATGATGCCACCGGGCCGGACTTCTCTGGTGATACCTTCCCTGATGGAGCTGTTGATCACCTGCTGATAAGCTTTCCCCAGCGCATCGCCGCTTCCTTTCTGTTGAACAGAATCCCTCTGGCCTGTTGTAACCGAAACCGGCGCATACACGCTGACACCAAAAGGAGAAGCAACGCCACCGCCACTCCCCCCGACCAGACCACCAGTCGCATAGCCGCGCATCATGCGATAAAGGTTGCCGACACCGATTCGGTTAGTGGCCTCCTGCGTAAAGACAAACTCTCCACGATGCACCACACCTGCTGGCTCATACTTGCCGCCGGACCCGGTATAACCACCCGAGGCATAGCCGAGCCAGGTTGATGCAGAGTCCACAAGCCCTACCATGGCCTGCTTCATCAGGATCTGCGTCAGCATCGACAATGTGGAACGGGTAAAATCGGCCCAGTTTGCTTTCCCTGTCGTCAGCATATCGGCCATATTCTGGCTGATACCATCGAATGTGGATGAAGCTGCGGACTTCATCGAACCATAGGCATCAGCTGCTGAATCGGCATAGTCAGCCCACGCTGATTTCGCCCCGGCCTGCCAGTTGCCGCGGAGCTCGTCCTGTGCGGCATAGTATTCCTTCAGCGCCGCCAGCTCGTTCTGATAGCCCTGATCGGAATCCGTGCCGCCGGCATTCATCCAGCCCTGCCGCAACTGCGCCTCTTCGTTTTGTCGCTGCGCACCGCGACTGCTCATGCTGCCCCCGGCCACCAGCGCTCGGGTCTTCTCCCCGATCTGGGTAACGTACTTCTGCGAGCTGTCCTGCAGGCGGTTTAACCTCTCCTGGGCAACAATCTGATCGCCCAGTCGGGCATTCACTTCGGCCCGCGCCAGTACCTCGTCTTTGTTCGCCAGCACCGATTTTTCATCGGCGGTCAGTGCGCGCTTTTTGGCGGCCTCTTCCAGCACCGAAAAACGGGATTGCTGTTTCCACAATTCCTGCCGCTGCTGGCTGATGGTATCCGTGATGCTCTTATGCTCCTGCAGAGTGCGTAACTGCGCCTCCAGCTCCAGCGTCTGCGCGCTGGCAGTATCAACACTTTTTACGCCTGCGGGTGTTTTTACCGCTGAAGGGGCTCTGGGTTTCTTCAGCGAGTCGTCGTATTCTTTTTTCGCAGCTTCCAGATTGATGTTGTAGTCAGCCTGCAGGATCCGCCCGTCCTTCAGCGCCTTGTTCAGTTCGTTCTGGCGGGCCGTGTACTTCTCCAGCGCAGTCTGCGTCTTTGCATAATTCGACTGCGCCTGCGCGGCATACTTCTGGCGGTCAGATTCAATCACCGCCTCGCGGGCGGCGTTATCCTCCGTTGCCTTTGCCACACTGGCCTGCTGCTGCGCCATTTCCAGTGCAAGCCGTGCCGACTCCCGATCATTCCAGTAGCTGGCGCGCGCATCATCATTGACGTAACGATCGCCTTTACGCAGATTCCAGATTTCATCAGCCCGCTTAAAGGCCGCTTCAGCTTTGGCAACCATCTCCTGCGTGGTGTCAGGCCGCCCGATATCGAGCGCCGCATCCCACATCGATTTAAAGGCACGCTTCAGGCTGTCGGCAGCGGTCTCAATCGACCCCATATTGTCGCGCAGGCTCTTTGTCTGCTCGCGAAAACCGTTCGTCGCCGCATCATTAGCCGCCTGCAGTGCCCCGGCTTCATCCCCGGCACGTTGCAGCTGTGCCACATAAGCAATCTGTTCCGCTGTGACGTTATGGAACTGCTGCGCCATGGCAATCAGACCAGAGGTCGGATCGTTCGTCAGTTTGCCGAATGCCGCCGCCACCTTATCGACCGGCACACCCGACGCATCGGTGAATTTAGCTACCGCCTGGCTCATCTCATCGAACCGGGCACCGGCACGCACTCCGGCGTTAACCAGCTCCGTCAGCGCACTGCTGGTCTGGTTAAACGTGAGTCCCGCCTGCTCGCCAGATTTCGCCAGCACCAGCATGCGGTTTGAGGTCAGCCCGGCAGTATTACCGGACAGAACCAGTGTTTTATTGAAATCAGACAGCGTGGACGAGCCCTGATACCAGGCGTAAACCATCGCGCCGGTAGCGGCTGCCAGCGCGCCAACACCTACCATCACCGGCGATATGGTGCCCAGCAGCGCCCGAAAGGTCGGAATAATACCGCCAAAGGAGTCTTTCACCTGACCGCCCTGCTGTAGCAGGATAAGCCACGGACTCTGCCCACCGGCCAGTTGGGTGGCGATATCTGTAAACTGCGCAGGCAGCATACGCATCGCCGCGTTGTACTGTCCTACAGAAATACCGGCCTTCTTCGCGGCGCTCTCCTGGCGGGTAAATGACTGCTGTACCTTCAGCGCCGAGTCATTCGCTGCGTCACCCGTCTGCTTAAACTGCCTTTTTACGTACTCCATCTGCTCGTTGAACTTTGACGAGTTAACATCAAGATTAACGACCAGGTCACCCACTGCCGTCTGGGCCATAGCGAACACCTCCTGAAATGCCCTCGGCCTTTGCCATCAGCACAGCGTCACCGGGTTCATCGTCGGCAATATCCTCCGCTGAAGGTGAAAGAAGGCTGAAGCTGGCAGGGGTTGATGTGGTTTTGGGGTCAAGCGCGGTAATGACGATATGCATCAGCGAGGAAAAATGTGCATCCAGTTGCACATCATTAAAAAAATTGTCCTGGTAGAACGTTCGCCAGTCGGCGTATTCCGTTGACGACATACCAGCAAGCATGGCGCGCCAGTCCGGGCGGCGAAATTCACGCGCCAGTTTCAGGACGAATGTCAGCTCGCTGGCGAGAACTTTTCCAGACTGACCGGCTCAGTCACAGCAACATCCTCTGGATCATTCGCTTCCTGCAGCGGCACCATGCCGGACAGCAGCTTCACGCTGTACTCTGCTGCGGAAACAATCTCCAGCGGCCAGGTCATCAGTACTTCATTCTGGATCTGCTCAACGTCTTCTTTCGGCGTTTTGTGCGCCCCTTTCAGGGGATGTCCATGCCATAACGACATGGCCACCAGCAGTGCGCCGGATTTAATCGTCATATCCATCGCCGCCTGCATGTCGGCATCGGTGATACTTTCCAGCGTCTTCAGGTGTTCAAGATGCTCAATACGCTGCAGTGCCGACAGTTCGTAGAGCGTGACTGTATTACCGTTACGTTCGAACGGTTCACTTTTTAAAAACATGAGTTACTCCGGAAAGCGGGGCCACAGCCCCGGAAGTCAGGAAACGGTGACTTTACAGGTCGCGACAAAAAGCCCGTCGTTGGTCATCACGATAATGTCGGCGGTTCCGGCGGCAATGCCGGTTACCGTCAGCACTGTACCAGCGACAGTCACCGTGGCTTTACCTGCATCCGTGGTGGTGGCCCGGAAAGATGGATCGCTTGCGCTGGCTGGCGCCACGGTGACATTCAGCGTGGTGGTGGCAGCAACCGCAACGGTGGTGGTCGATTTATCCAGGCTGACGCCGGTTACGTCAATCACTGCAGCAGCGCTGTCTTCAGCAAGACCTGGTTTGCCGTTGTTGCTGATTTTGACAGAACGGGTAATGGTGTCTTTTGCCGTCACCGTTTTACCCAGGCTGCTTACCCAGCCACGGAACACATCGATGGCGCCATTCGGGTATTTGATTTTGTACGCCAGCACGGTACCGTCATCAAACCAGCGAACCAGATCCTGCTGCCCGCTCTCGGCAGGTTTCCAGGCCAGCGTAAAACTGGCCTCCCCCGCCGATTTCTGGCCCTGTGAAGTGGACGTCCAGTCAGCATCCGCATCATCCAGATAGGTGTCGTCGTTTGATTCGGCAGTCAGTTCACCGGGCTGCAGGTCTTTAATCTTTGCCAGGCGCGTCCAGTCAACATCCGATAATGGGTTAGCGAACGGGTTGCCCGACCCGGAATAAATCCAGAGTGTGGTGGTGGCACCCTTTACCGGCGCCAATGGGTTTGGTGTAGTCATTACGTCCTCACATAATGTAGCTGATGGAATAACTGAGGTCGGCAGATCCCCACGTCATGGCCTCTTCATCGCGCTGATAGTCATACCCCTGAGCCGCCATCAATTCGAGAAGATTTGCCAGTTCGGGAACATCAGCCATTGCCGGATAGATGCGGTCCTCCATCCAGGAATCCAGAGCACTGTCTGTAGCCGTGGCTTTCAGAAACACCTCAACATGCAGCACGGCTGTCCACATATCTTCATCAACACTTTCATCCGAGGCTCGGGCGTCAGAAAGGTAAACCGCGACCGCCGGAAGATCCTGCTCATCCAGAAACCCAGGACGACCATCGAACCATGTCACTGCATCTGAGATATTGCGCTGGAGCGCGGTTAGTACGGCTTTGCGGATATCACTGTTTTTCATCGTTTAAGGATCAGCCTCAGTTGGTTAGACAGGTTTTGTCGCATAATTTGCGGCATACGTTCGTCCATAAGTTTTGGCACTTCAGCCCGGAACGTTTCGGTCAGAGGAACGGAAAGGGGAATACTGACCACTTCAATGGGATACCGACTCTTTGTGGTACGCCGCAAGACATGCCAGCGACCGTTTGCCAGTTGTTGAATAAAGGCCCCGGGAAAACGAAAACGCCCCACACGCAGCTCACTGTTCGTACCTGACTTATCACGTTTACGCCGTGACAGACGCATACTGGATGGTCCCAGTTTGATAGCGGGAAGATTCCCGCGGTTTATGCGAATCAGAGCGCGCGGCTTCTCCACCGTAGCCCGACGTATCCGTGCACGCTGCCTGACCAGTTTTCGGGGAACGCGGGTTGATTTCGCGACAGCGGACACACTGCGATTGACCGCCTGCGTGGCGATACGGTTCACCGTCTGGGCGGAAGCGCGCGGTACAGCTCTTTTACTGATGCTGTTCAGATTAGCAATGGCCTGCTCCAGCCCCTTAATCGACATACTCCCTCCTGCTTACTCGATAAAGATGCGCGGTTTGCCGTTAAAGCGTTCGTGACGGGTAAGATGGAATTCCTCCCCTTCAAAAATCACCACGTCATTACGACGCGGCCTGTATCCTGCAGTAAACACCACCAGCGATCGCCCTGTTCCGCTCAAAGGCCCCATTTCTTCCAGAAACTCAGCCGGAATAACAATCATGGGCTCCCCGTTGATGGTCGCTGGCTTGCCCATTTTGTTCACCGTGACCGCATCCATGCGGCTGACAAGTCTGTCAAAGGGATTAGGCATTGATTTTCACGGCTACAATTGCGGAACTGGCAGCAGCATCTTCCCAGGCAACCCCAGCCAGATCGGCACCTGTCGCGTCGTTCTGCACTTTTCCATCTTTTATATGAACCTGCTCACCGATGGTGATCGCATCGGTAGTCAGCTTAGGCAGCAGGAAAACACCTTCGGTAAAACCGTCTCCCGTCTGGCCTGCCGCAATATCAGTAATGGCAATCGCCACGACTTTCCCCACCATCACCGGCGAACCACTCAGGATCTCAGCGCTGCCCGTGTTGGCAATCTCAATAGTTTTGCCATGCTGTACAAAATTCTTCGCCATAAATTCAGTCTCCATCCAGCCCCATACGGGGCCGAATTCAGATACAAAAAAAGCCCTGATGGGCTGTGATGTGCTGCTTGAGTGGAAGGAATTATTTCCCGGTTGATTTCGCCATGCCGCGATAATCCAGAGGTGATACACCGGCATCGATGCGCACTTTGGTGGCAATACCGTCGGTCGTGAAGCCTTCCTGCTGATCGATATACGGAGTATCAACGCCGTTCAGGTAAGCCACTTCGATGGTGTCTGTGCCCTTAGCGGCGGCCAGATACCAGGCGCTGGTGTCTTTGGCATCAAGACGCGGCTCCGCGATAACTTCAGCAAAGTTCTGAATTGGGTTCATGATACCGGCGTTGATATCCGCCCCTTTCACACTGGCAGACTTGATCGTCTGGTTTGCCAGGGTTTCGAGCGCGACTGGCACCAGCATGAATGCCGGGAGAATATTCAGGGGACGTTCTCCCTCTTTCTGAAGACGCATCATCTTGCGCGCTTCATCAAGGCTGGCTACAGAAATCGCGCCTGCGGAGATATTGCCGTGATCAGCATGGAACAGCGGCTTGCCATCAGACAATTTCGCGTTTTCGGTCAGAACGGCATACACCAGATCGCCGATCGTCCCTTTTGCCGCGCGGCCCATCTTCATAGGTACATCGGTTAACTGATTCAGATCGTCGTTGATGATCGCCTGACGGGTAATAGAGAAGATTTCCCCGTAGGTGGCCAGCGCAATGCTTTCACCTTTATCTTTGGTGGTCACATACTTATATTCAGCCCCCTCGCGAACCTGGCGCAGGGAAGAAAAACCACCAAGACCGACACGATGTGCCGTTTTAAAGTCTGACAACTGGCCTTTCTTAGTCCACTGCTCGAAAGTTTCTGCCGCTTCCTCCCAGCCCTGCAGCAACGCTTTATTAGCAACATCGAGCAGGATATTACCGAAGTCAGACGTGCTGTGTGTCAGTGCCATACCGACCATCTGCATCGGGTTATAGCTGGAAACGCCGATGCCGCGCTCGGTCAGCGCCATACGGGCATATTCGCGCAGCGTCATGCCGTTATAGACGTTGTCCCGCTCTATGCTCTCGAAGCCCGCGCGCGCCATCAGCGCCTGGCGGACACCATCTCCAACAAAGTTACCGTTCCCGGCGTAAATATGCGCATCCGTGGTTTTATTCGACGGGGTGGCAGTTTTGCCCAGCACCGCCAGCAGTTCATCTTTAGCCCGAGCGACAGAGCATTCAGGATCCACAATGCATTTATTCTGCAGCTCATGATGCTTGCCGCCGAACATCGCAAAGAGATCGTTGATACCATTTACGCGGCTCTTTTGCTCGGCGAGAACCTGAGCACGGATTGTCGCTTCATCTGATGCTGCCGGCTGAGGCGTAGTCACCTGCGGCTGAGGTTGTTGTGGCTCACGCGCAGTGGTATTGCGCGGTGGGGTGATCATGTTGCGAATGCTGTTTGGCATCTTTTCAAAATCCTCGATACGTTTTGATTGAATACAGGCCATTGCCTGCAGAGAGGTAGTGACCTGATCGGCAAAGCCATGCTCTAAGCATTCTTTACCGTCCATCCAGGTTTCATCGTCCAGCATGGCGGCGATTTCTTCGGTCGTTTTTCCAGTTTTCTCCGCGTAGGCAGGGATCAGGACAGACTCGACCTTATCCAGCAGATCGGCATAATCCCGCATGTCGTTGGCATCACCACCCGCAAATCCCCATGGTTTATGGATCATCATCATCGTGTTTTCCGGCATAATTACCGGGTTGCCAACCATCGCAATCACCGAAGCCATTGAGGCTGCCAGACCATCAATGTGAACGGTGATCGCCGCGCCGTGATGCTTCAGGGCATTAAAAATGGCGATGCCATCAAAGACATCGCCACCGGGCGAATTGATGTGAAGGTTGATATGGGTAATGTCGCCCAGCGCCTTAAGGTCATTCACAAACTGGCGCGCCGTCACCCCCCAGTAGCCGATCTCGTCGTAGATATAAATATCTGCTTCGTTGTCGGCGCTGGCCTGCATACGGAACCAGGAATTACTTTTTGCGCTGGCTTTCGGACGGTGGTGCGCCCGGTTCTTTGGCTTCGGCACTTGTGCCTCCTTTGTCATTAGCAGGGTCAGTGTCAAACACCAGCCCCATCTCTTTGTTTTCGTCGATCTCTGCCTTCCGGCGCGCCTTCACATCGTTCGGGTTACGTCCGCTGGCGCGGACCCAGTCGGATTCCGTTGCCGCTCCGCCCCGGATCTGTAACTTCCAGGCATTGGCCTCTTTAACCGGATCGATCCACGGCATAACAGGGCCGGAATACACCGCCGAGTACAGCGACTCCATATCCAGACCGCGGGGTAATTTAATCTCGCCAGCGGCCACCGCCATTTTCAGCCAGGCGCGGTACATTGGCCGGGTCACCGCGCCAATAAACCAGTCCTGTAAAATGAGATAGCCATCTGTTGATTCCACCAGTTCCTGCCGCTGCGCGCTGTAGGTGCCGTTGTAGTTTCTGGCTGTGCTTGAAAAGCTGAGTCGGCTGCCTGCTGCGACAGCGCGAAGTTGCCCATTACGGAAGGTTTCAAGGTTAGGATTGGGCCGGTCAGATTTCACCATGCCGATATCTTCACCAGGCTTCAGATCGTCATAAATGATGCCTGGTTGAATCATCACTTCCCGATCATCATCATCGGAAGAACTGTTACTCTCTTCGAAGCTTTGCCCGTCTCCCTTTTTGATGTACATACCCAGCGCAGCAGCAATACGTGCGGCGGTGAGCTCAGCATCTTCATACTCTTTAAGTGCGCTCAGACGCATCAGTACACCGGATAGCATCGATACGCCCCGGGTCTGGTGCAGACGGCGGACAAATTTAAGATGCAGCATGTTTTCCGCATCCACTTCTTTGGTATCAAGCTGACGGCCTGAAACGGGCAGGCTTTTATAAACCTGATATTTCCTTGGTCTGCCCCAGTTGTCGACGAATACCCCCTGATTAAGCTGGCTGGCAGCATCGCTGTTCATGGGAATAAAATCGGGTTCAAGCGCTTCAAGCCAGAAAGGGATACCGGCTGCCGGCGTAAGACCATTCCCGGTTCCACTGACAAGCTGGGCAAACACTTCGCCATCCCGCAGCCAGGTGCGCAACATCAGGCGCTCAAGCATCGGGCGGGTAAACTGGTTCGTGACATCAGGCCTGACAGACCATTCTGCCCATTTATTACGGATCTGATCTGCCAGCTTTTTGGCGATTTTACCGTTCATCAGTTTGGGATGGGGTTCAACAATAATTCCGGCTTTCCCAACCACCCGCTCTTCCAGCTTATCGAATACCCCAATCACCAGATCGTGATTGTTATCGAGCCACCTGGCCTGCTCCCGCAGTGATACCGCCCCCATTTTGCTGAGCTGATCAGCTGAACGATTTTCACGGCGCCCTTTGTGCGTTCTGGTCGGGGTAACGGCTTCATATGCCCTGATTTTCGCGCGCGCCTGCATACGGGCTGCTTTCCAGCCTGGCGAAAAGACCCCAATCGCATCATCTAAAAGGCTCATTCAAACCTCGCCAGTCGGTAACCGGGTCGCCCGCGGCGATGAGAAATAAGAGAAGAGAGCCGACGCTCCCACTCCTGACGCCCTTTTCGGATTTCAGACAGGTTCTCCATCGTCATTTCCTGCCCATTGAAACGGATAGTTTTGCCTTCCAGCACCGCCATTTCGGCTTCGGTATATCGCTGGATCATGGCTTCAATATCAACACGGTTCACAACCATCCTCCTGATGTACTCCAGGGGTTAGAATCATCGGTTACGGGCTTTTTCCGCTTCCGTTTTTTGGTGGGTACTGGTTCTGGTGTCTGGGATGCCGCTTCGCCAGCTTCCGGCGGCGCGTTCTCCAGCCAGGTTTCCCGCCTCGCCCACTCAGGAGCAGCGGGCCATTTGATTTTCTCGTAGCCGTGGAGGATGGCGAGCGCATCAGCGTAGACCAGCAGGTCAAATGCTTCGTTTGCACCACGTCCCGGCTTACTCCATTTGCCATCAGTCGATCGCTCCTCATAGGTCAGTTCATCGTAAAACCAGCTGTCTAGCCAGTCAGGGAAATGCACATAGCCAGGGCCTGGTGAATCACGCCACAAAGCGTTGTTCACCCGGTCTTTAAGTGCGTCGGTCTGGATCAAGTAAAGCGGGACATCACCAGAAGCCTGTGCCCGTCGGCTTGAACGTCCGGTATTATCAGGAAAGGTTCGGGAGATAAGTTTGGATCGGCGGACACTGTCGCCTTTGAACAGGTAAATCTGTTTTCCTAGTCCTTCACGACGACACTTACGCCAGAATTTATAAGCGTTGTCGGTCACACCATCCTCACCGCCGGAGTCAACGGCCATCGCCATCAGCCGCATACACCTAGTCGGATCCGATGCCATTGGCCAGGCTTTGTTAAACACATCGGTCAGCAATAAATCCCAGTCTTCCGGATAGCTTGCCGGGTCAATCTGCTGGCTCTCGCCATTGGCGTCATAGCGCATCGACTGCCTGATATTGTAGCGGTCCACCAGCCAGCGCTCTCCCATGCTGCCGTAGCCAGTAACCTGTACAACAAAACGCCGGTTGCGCCCCGCCTGAACATCGACGGTCGCCATAAGGAAACAAACCCCGTCCGGAACAGAGCGCTTTGGTACAACCTCCGCACGCTGCTCAAGCAGTTCACTTTTGCGCTGTTCCATGCTGGAGCGAGGAAGATACGGACGCCCAAAGTCGGTGTTGATTACCGTCTTCAGTGCTTCCTCGCTGCCAGTGGCCTGATAGTCCTGCTCAGCGGTAAGAAATTTATAGATGAGCTGCGCCCAGGTCTGGTACGCGGCGGCAGGGCCTTCCATCCAGAAGGAGGCAATGCGCGAGCGTCGCCCTTCCCCAGTGATAACACCATCGTTGTCGATGGTTTGCCCATCCCGCAGCCACTTCCCTTTCATATTGAGCGAACGCTTCATATCCGCAGTGATGTGCTCTTTACAGGCAGGGCATTGAAGACAGGCTTTCTCGCTGGCCTGAACAGGGTCCGCGATATCGCGGTAACCTGTCATATTGTCCATTTCAGGCTGGAAATATTCACCGCAATGTGGGCACGGCCAGTAAAGGCGACGGCGATCACCACGGTTGTACAGCGCCAGAATCCCCGTTGAAGGAGGTGCTTCATGCGGTGAGCTACGGCGCCATTTTGTGTCACGTATGTCGCGGCCCGGCGAACTCTCAACCAGTGTCATACCTGACGACATGAACGTTGTTGTTCGCTTTGATGCCAGTGAAAAGGCGTCACCTTCCCCGTCAATGTCTTCCGGGAAACGGTCATAGTCGGTCAGTGCCACGCATTTATAGTCCGATGAGGACATGATATTGACCGATGGCCAGCCGATTTTCAGGTAGTTCCCGGCGCGAAACGTGCGGTCATATACGTTGTTATCATTACGCCGCGGGCTCAGTCGGGATTTCACTTCAGGGCTGCAACGGAATGTACGATCAAGACGCTTTTTGGAGTGCTCGCGCGCCTTTTCCTCAGTCATCTGAATCAGGAGCATATCAGCCGGATCACAGACAACGTTGTAAACAATCCAGCCATCAATCAGACCAATGGTTTTACCCGTTCGCGCCGGACCAACAAACACTACCGCGTCATATTCACGCGATGCCAGGCAGTTCATCGGTTCAATCACGTAAGGTGCCAGATCCGGATCCCATGGAACGGAGTTACCCGCCCCCATCGGCACGCGCATATAAGTACTGACCGCATCGGCCACCTGCATTCGACGCGGGGCACGTAAGATACCGGAAACATCGCGGCGGATGCCTCTGGCGGATGCCCGCTTTGCCATCAGTCCTCCTCTGGCTCTTCCTCCTCTGCTTCAGCGTCCTGCACCCTCTCCGCCATCTGATCGCGCAGGTCATCAATAACGCTCTGCACGCGAGAAACCGCAACAGGCGTTAATGCACAGTCACGCTCAAGTACATCAGGGAGGGTTTCAAGTACCATGACGACGGCTTTCGCCATCAATGAGAATTCGCGCGCCACTTCATCAGCGGGAATGAGCTGCCCCGTATCCTGCTCAAACTTGAGTCGCTCATTCTCCGCTTTCCAGTGGGAAAGCCTGTCCGATGGCAGCATGTCATCGATATTGGCTGACACAGTGGGGATCATCAGTTCGGTCAGAATGTCGGTGATCAGGTAAAGCTTTAATTTGCTGTTGCTACCTGGTGCCGGTTCAATATTTTTCAGCCTGGCGGCAACCGTCTGACGGTGTACGCCAGTGATCCCCGCCAACTGGTTGATATTCAGTTTTAAAGTGGCAATTTCCTGGTCCATGATGGTGAACACTTTTTAAACGATTCGACATCTGCACGAAATCGCCTCCAATGAGATCAATAACCTGCGCAAATGATGATGATGACCTTAGATCTGAAAAACTAGCCGTTTTCCGCGAGCACGCCGCCCCGTGGCAGGGTCCCCCTCCGGGAGTACCTTTTGATAATAATTATCAATTGAATGCTATCGACGGCACTGCCGCCAGATAACACCACCGGGGAAACATTCCATCATGATGGCCTTGCGGACATGTGAAGTTAATTCATCCATCGCTTTCTGGTTTGCTGCCACTTGCTTTGCAACATCACGCGCCGCACATTCAGCAACATTTTTCAGCGTGTTTTCGAGCACCGATTTGAGATTGGTATCAACACCAGATTTAACTTCGAACTTATCGGTGCTGATAGCTACCTTGTTCTGCGCTAGCTCATCACTGTGAACACCAAAGCTGATGTTGTAGATATTGGTCACCGGCTGAGATGTTTCTATTGCCCCTGCGCGGATAGCACCACCGGAGATAGTGGCATCCTTGATGAATGACTCTCCATTGCGAAAAAGTTCGAAGGCGAGGGTGTTACGGTGAATGCGCTGGTATAACTCGTCGATTGTCTTTTGTGCGGCAGAGGTATCAACCTCAACACCAAGCGACATCGAAGCGCAATATTGCTGCGTACCAAAGCGAGTATTGACCAGGTGCTCAACGGCAAATTTCTGCCCTTCTGATGTCAGAAAGGTAAAGTGATTTTCTTTCTGGTATTCCGTCGCTGTGTATCTGGTTTCGGCAAAGCCCAGCTCGCGAAGTTCGGCGGCACCAGATTTAGACGGCAGGTCACCAGACAGCAATGCCCCGCGGTAAAATAGTGCATAGAGCACGTCAGTAGCAGCGCCAGATAGTGTAATAATTTTCTCAGCCATTATTCACTCCTTTTTAAGCGCGGCCTAACTGGTTGAAGGTAGAAGGACGACCACTGCGTAAGACATGTTTATCGTCACCAAGTACACCCATAACAATGCGCGTTTTTCCTTTTTTATCGCTGATGATTATCCCGTCATTGCGAATAAACATCCTCAATCCTGACTTTGATTTTTTGCCGAATTGCATAGCTATTTCCTTTTAGACGTGAGCCTGTCGCACGGTAAAACCGCCGAAAGTTAACGGTTTACCCAGGCTCACTACTGAAAGACTTTCTTTGATGTGCGCGTGCGATGCGCATAAAAAAGCCACCAGCAAATACCAGTGGCTAGATAAGAATGGGAACGGATTACTTAGTGAGCATCACGTAGTCAGAAATTAATTCTGCTTTTTGCGAATATTCTGTTGCTAAACGTTCAAGCTCACTTGCATCAAACTTTCCGGATTGAAAGCTTTTAATGTAAGCGGCAATCTCGGATTCATGGAGTAAGGCGTCCGGGTTTTTGGCAATAATCTCTTTCACAGCGCGAAAGAACATTTCCAGATCGTTAGTATGACCTGTATGCCAAGTGGAACGAACGAGCCATTTATCTAAAGCACTAATACCTTTCAACATACAACCTCCTGTTTGTGTGGAATGTTATCCTCCCACCAAATGGGTTATGTCAAAAATGTTTTTTGCATTATCGCAGGCACTCGGGGAATGCCTGCTGTAATGCCGCTAGTCGTCGAGTTGTAACACACCGTGCTCAAGTGACTCGGAATAGGCAATCAGCCCGGTGTACTCAGGGATAACCTCACCATCATCAGCTTCGAACTCAGGGATTGTCCCAGTTGTGATGGTGTATTGGGGCTGGCCATCTTCTTTTGCGAAGGAAGCCAGGTCTTCAATCTGTTTTGCTGTAAGAACTACTGTCATGCTCATTCCTCAGTTGTTAAAAAGCCCCGCTATTGCGAGGCTATAGGCTTGTTGTTTGAATCTCTCACCGAGTCGTAAATCCGCTCACACGTCATTCCGGCGTTGTAGCGTTCGTCAGCGATTCCAGCATAACGTTTAGCTTCTGCTGCAAGACTTCCGAGCATGTCGGCGAGCATTCTGGCATCGGCTCCGGCTGTTTTGCTTCTGACGGCAGCGGCAAGATCTGCGGTGTGCTTTGCGGCGTCCAGGCGGGTGGCAAGCTTTGTTGCTTCGGTGCGCAACTGGCTAACAGTGGCAGACAGACCAGCAGCAGTGGCAGCAGCTTTTGCCGCTTGTTGTTGTGCATCTTTCACAGCCTCTTCACGGGCGACGGCTCGCCCTTGCTCAATCATGCGGGCGGCGGTCTGCGCGTTCGCTGTTTGCGATGATTCCTCGCTGTCACGTTCCGCCCACTTCTTTTCCCAGCCGCGGTTACTCCAGGCATTTCCGCCGATGAATGCGACGGCCACCAGCAGCGAAATGGCAATGAACTGATAGCGCAGGCTCACTGGTCTCCCCCCCAGCACGCCAGCGCGCTTTCCTGGTCTCGCCTTTCTACCTGTCCATAGCAGCCATTTTTCTGGCCTTTGGTCAGACGACAATCGCGACCACCGTCTTTAATCCACCAGCGAATAGCTTCACAGGCTCCTTTACGGTCGCCAGCATTAATTCGCTTATAGAACGTAGACGGGAAACATTTTCCGGGGCCGATGTTATATGGGCAGAAAGAAGCGATACCCGCTTTCTGTGGTTCGGTCAGTGGTACCTTGATATTTCGGTCAACCCACGCCAGCGCTTTATCGCGCTCAATGGCGTTTACCTGGGCGCATTTCTCAGCAGACAGCTTCATGCCCTGCACTACCGGCTTACCATCAACCATCGTGGCGCCACGGCAAATTGTCCATATACCAGAGCCGTCCTTGTACGCTGCAGTGCTATTACCCTCTTTCTCATCCAGAAACTGATCGAGAATCACAGGTGCAGAAGCCCCCGCAAGAATCAAACCAATGACCGCTGCGCTCAGTTTATTCTTCAGCTTTGGTGACATTGCCATTAAGCCGGTCCTCCCTTTCCTTTTTCCTGTAATACCAGTTCACTGCACAGGTGATAACAGTGCATGCGATACCGACAATAATTGCCCAGTCGCTCAGGCTTAACCCTGCAATTCTGTCGGCCAACATCCAGGACACCTCTTTTGCTGTTTTAGCTGTTTCGGCATATGCCTTCGCTGATACACCGCAGCCGGTCAGCGTGGTGCCTGTTCCATATGAAAGTCTGCTGTAAATGGTGCTCATTCTGGTCATAGCCTCACCTCCGATTCTTCGGATGGCGCTGTGTGTGATGAAAGGGTCAGGCTTCACTGGCTGGATTTATCAACAAAGCACGTAGCGGATGATTCCCGTGAGCCTGAAATGAAAAAGGCCGCCATATGGCAGCCTTTATAACGAGAGTTTTATTGTTCAGAGGCACTCCATCCAACAAACCACCCACGGTTATCAGGATTATAACGGAGTGCTTTTGGATGAGCGCTGAACCAAAAGGTCAGTATTTTTACACAGCAATTTTGCAAAAAGCAGCGCCCATTCAAAACTGGGTCGCTTTTCAGTCACTCCGGGGACCCCATCATCGCAGACCGAAAAGCTTTAACTGGAGCGGGCAGCGGGAATCGAACCCGCATCATCAGCTTGGAAGGCTGAGGTAATAGCCATTATACGATGCCCGCATTATGGTGCCGACTACCGGAATCGAACTGGTGACCTACTGATTACAAGTCAGTTGCTCTACCTACTGAGCTAAGTCGGCATTGGTCCGCCACCGGGGCCTCGAACCTCGTACTACAACATTTAGTTGCCGCTCTTCCCGATGAGCTAGTGGCGGTCTGGTGGCCCTTGCTGGACTTGAACCAGCGACCGGGCGATTATGAGTCGCACGCTCTAACCACTGAGCTAAAGGGCCGGGGGCGAAATGATACATAAGGCAAACTAACCACGCAATATCAATAGTTATCATGGCTGCTACCGCCCCCGTCTGATATCGTTATATCGCCAAAAGTAACTACTCAGATAAGGATGGATATGTCTCAACAAAACAAGCCCCAGGGCGAAAGCAAACCTCAGCAACCTGCGACTCCAAAGCCAGTACCATCTCAAAGTACTACTGACTTTGCGACACAACGTGTATTCGTCGGAGATTCTGCTGATTCAGTCAAAGAATACTTAAAAAAACAGCAGAAATAAGCATTGCAACTACCGGGGCGAGAATAGTAAACATTCTCGCCTTATCTAAACAATTGCGAATTTTTTCATTCTCTAAAAGCAACTCACTGGCTGTATCATTAAGATTAACAAGCCGATATCTCCGAATCAGAGGTAAGGGATTTTCTACCCCCTGATATCCAGCATCATAGAACATTTGATAAGTGACTTTCTCAATTTCCTTATAACTCTGAGTATACAGAGCGTGTGGGGGGGCATATATTAACCCTCTCATTTTTACAGATAATCCTGAATGAACTAAGTAAATAGCACACCAGGTCCATAGAACTGTAAAAGCGGCTATACCCGCAGTTAGAAAATCAAAATTCGTTTTTTGTGTGAGAAGTAGAAAAGAAGATCCAATACCAACAATCTGAATGCTCAGAAGCTTGTAACCATTTTCGACGTTAGTTTTGTTAGAAGTTTGAATCTCACGAATTACCTCTTCTCCCTGCTTTTCCAGAAAGTCTACGAGATTATCGTCAGCACTCAAAAAGTAATCTGAAGGTAATTTTTCCACTTCCTCGTCCTTACATCGCTCAATGAGAATGATCTTACCCGAATATTCTTTCCAAGCGAACAGCCCTTGCTAGAAACGACAAAGCCCCACCATTGCTGGCAGGGCTTAATTTGCTTGGTCTAGTGCAGACGCAATAACCTATGATTAGGAGCATACACGACAACTTCGGACAAAATCAAGCTTAAAGTAGCTAATATGCTAAATTTTGTTCACATCATCACGAAAGCTCGTTGCATCCTGAAACACCGAGTCTGCTTTTTGTTCTTCCCTGTGGCAGACGTCGACAAGCACCTCCAGAAACGGTTTCCAGTTGCGAGTCCATGTTCTGACGTGTAGCTCCGGAACACGCTTCAGTATTGCTTTATAGGCTGCAGTAGACGGCACCCCAGAAAATCCATTTCCGCTGCAGCGCTCGCAGGTTTTAAACACCGGCGCGCCACGCTCGCCTGTGGCTTTGCGATCGAGAACCTCCCCCTTTCCGCCACAACGGCAGCGGGCGCTGATTGTTCCCTTACCTTCGCAACTATCACAGACGGCCGGTACAACCTCTGTTACCTCAGTCCAGTACTCCCAGTCAGACGGACGAACGGCACGAGAGCGGTTAGCCCAATATGGCGCTTTACCCCACGGATAAGTTACTTTACGCGTGGTCTGTGTGCGGGATGTTCTCCCGCTACCGCTACAACTGTGGCACGTCACGCTGGTGGCCGCCGAACGGGAGTATTCAGCAAAGGCAAATTGCGCCAGCACCAGCATGCACCATCCCAGCTCACCACCGGCTGCTTTACGCACGTTCTTTGGTGCAGTCTCCATCGCATGGCGTGCCAGCGCCTGTACAGCGAGTTGCTCATCGCTTTTGCTGATCCCGGTCTTACCAAAGAAAGCAGCCAGGCCGAACCGCGCGCGGCTGCTGGTCGTACCGACGGCTACCATAACATCGGTCCCGGTAATCCGATCGGGAGAAGTATCTTTCACGCTGTCGCTGATATGCATCCCCTGAGGGCTGAAGTGTTTAAGTGAGGCTTCCAGTTTCATGCTTTCCCCTCAGAATCCACATTACCCAAAAAATCAGGATCGCCACCTAACCTGGCTACCTCATTTTTAAGAATGATATTTTCTAGTATCAGCGCCCCGATCTCGCTGTTAAGCTGCGACACCTTATCCTTCATCGCAAAATAATCATCGGGGTTAATCAGCTCCTGAAGCTGACTTTTGGCAAACATGAACCGTTCAAATAAATCCGTATCAACCCCACCGAAAGACTCAATACCATCGTCTTCTTCTTCCTGCTGGCGAACCAGTGATTTCAGGTGCTGATAGTTTTCAATAGCTTCTTTTAAAATTTCGTTTGTCATGCTCAGTACCTCGTGACATTGCTTGCTTCCCATTCCAGATCCACCTCGCTCTGAGGCTTACCGACCAGGTAATTAAATGGCTGCTTTTCACCCTCAAGAAACTGGTGTGAACGGGTATCAAAATTTGCGCCTATATCACCAACCCAACCTTCACCTTCGCGTTGTTTGAGCAGGCGAATCATCGAAGCCGGCATCTGGATTGCAGCCTGCTCATCCTTGTCCAGGCTTTCGTATCCCATTTTTTCAGCCTTACGTTGTGCCAGTTCGCGGGGGATGTTGCGCCAGACGGACATAACGTTGTCAGGCATATCGGTTAATGCACCGGTGCCTTTGACGTCCATTTTCCCGGTCGGTGCCGCTTCGTTAGTTTTGCGGGCGTGCGTCACCAGAAGGACGTGACAGTTATGTTCGTTTTTGAAGTCACACAGGGTGTCGATAAACTCTTTCTGTCCGCCGTAGTCCTCCTCATCGAGGCCACATTTCGCCAGGTTGTCGATAACGAACAGATCGATTCCATACCGACGCCGGGCATAGGCGAATATTTCCAGCAGACGGCCAGCTTTCGCGGTGCCGGTGAGTTTGAATACCCACAGACGATCGGAGAACCATTCGTTCGTCATAACGATTTCTTCGCGTTTCGGTGATGCGGTACAGATAGTCTGCCGCGTCAGGCGGGCCAGCATTTTCCCTGGCTTCAGTTCCAGAGAGGCGATGCACGTCCGAATCCCCTGATTCATAGCAGCAACAGCGATATGGCCCACCAGTTCGGTCTTGCCGTGACCATTCACGCCATTTACCAGCGTCAGTTCTCCGGCGCGAAATTTGAAATTGTAATTCAGCGAGGCCCATGGACTGGTGAACAAGCCAACATCGCGATGCTCAAACGCTTCAATGGTTTCCTGAAGTAAATCACCTGCCGAGCACAGTTCATCGGGATCGAAAAATTTAGCGCGCTCCATGTGCTCCAGGATGGACTCACTATCCATACCGCTCATCAGGCAATCGTTGATATCCTTGTGCGGGAGTTCAACCAGGCGGCAGCGATGCTCTCCAAGTCGTTTGGCTATTTCCTTTGCAGCTTCACGGCCCACATCGTCGTTATCCAGGCAAAGCCAGATCTCCTGAAAGCGATCCAGATTGTGATACTCGTATTCAATCCACTGCTGTTTGGCACCCTTGCCGCCGCCAAAGGGAACAGAAAGCGCGTCGTAACCAAGCTGCGTGAAGGTCATGCAGTCAATTTCACCCTCGCACAGAACGACCAGACGCGTAGATTTGTCCAGGGCCTGCCAGCCGAAGAGGCAAGGTTCACAATCCGCCTCAGCCATGATCAGTTTTTTACCATTCGGGCGTTCGGTGCCAATGCGCTTAACCTGCAATAATTCCCCATTCCGGATGTAAGGATATGCAACCGCGGGCACCTCGCGATTTTCATCGTGATACCAGACCACCGCATCAGACACACGGAACAGATCCGCCGTCTCGCGGGTGATTCCACGCGTAGCCAGGTAATCGTAACAATTGCTCGCTTTTTTCACGCCCTTCTTCGTCGGCCTGGAGAATGTTTTTTTCTTCGCCTCGAAATGGTGATCGTCGTCTTTCAGACCGAGAAATTCTTTTGCCTCACGCATCGCATCATGCAGCTGGCAGTTGCGTACCAACACCCACAAATCAAGCAGATCACCACTGTCGCCGCTGGCGAAGTCTGCCCACGTTTTTTTGCCACCGATGTTAATTTTAAGGCTCTTTCCGGCGTCACCGTTGGTATTCCCAACACACCATTCTTTGCCTTCCAGGTGACCTTTTGGCAGCAGGTACTTTGCAACCCTTTCGGCGTTGTCCCATAATTTTTCTGAAAGTTCAGCGGGCGTCATGCTCACTCACTCCGTAAATCAAATTTAACAAAACACCATGTCACGAATCCCTCGCTCAGAACGCCGTGGTTATATCCAGCCACCAGCACGCGTTTGAGGAATGGTTTCATTGGCGATACCCACCGCGCTTCATGCGCTCAATAGCGGCCTGGTTGATAAACACCTCTGCCGAACCATTTCCGGATGGCGTGTACCATGAGCTGGATCCGGACTCGCTGGAAACTGTTGCTCCGGATGTTTCTGGCTCGGTTGCTGGTTTGTTTGGCACACGATCGGGAAATAGCCCCTGCCACCCACCGGCAATTGAACGGCGGATCACTTCATCGGCGTTCTGGTGACCAGCAAGCTGCTTAGCCTGGTAGGTGCATGTTGTTTCCGTCAGAGGTTGACGCTTCTCCCGGCGAAATTTAATCCAGTCAAGCCAGATTTCATCACTGACGTTTTCAGGTTTTAGCCCTGCAGGGTCGAACGAGGTTTTTCTCTGGCGCTTCGGCGGAGGTGCGTCAGCATCTGCGCCAGTGTTTTTAATCTCTGTAGTAGTCTTTGTAGTAATCTCTGTATACGTCTCCCTTTTCAACGTAGGGTCGTCTACGTCAGAACGTGGGAGGGGTTCCGTTGGTACGGAGGAGGTGTTACGTTCAAACGGAACAGGGGTTACATTTTTGATATCAGATTTACGCACCATACTGTTGATATCGAGCACCGCCTCAGGAACCGGTTCGACGTACAGAACATTACTTAACGTCATCCCCTCAGATGTTTGAACAGTGCGCAATTCAAGTGTGATAAAACCTGCATCTCTCAGGCGCTTTAGAGCATCTGTTGCTTCACGCTTAGAAAAGCCAAACTGATCCGCGAATGCCTGATAGCTACGCTGTAATTTGTCGCCATGGAAGCGCTTACGGTAACCAACCAGTGCGCCGGTAATCTCGTCACGAACCTCTGACGGGCGATACCAGTACACAATTTCAGCCAAAAGTGTTATTGCCGTCTGATCCGGGCGCCCACTTGGCAGCGTGATATGCCGCCACCAACTTGCAGGCGTCACGTTGCCAGTCAGATTGATTTGACCAATGGCTACAACGGTGTCTGTTGGAGTAGATGTGCTCACTGATTACCTCCAGGAGGGGTAATCGTGTAACCGCGTGCAGCCTCGAGACGAACCCGGAGATCAGTATCGAGAGCACCGATTTTTCTTACCTTCAGATAACCCACTCGTTCAAGTGCTTTGATCTCTTTGAACATCGCCTGTTTCGAGCAACAACAGAACTGTCTCAGGACTTCATGATCGAAAACACGTTCACCTTCACCATCGCTGCTTCCGTTCGACAGAATGCGCATCATGATCAAGCGCTGTAACGGGTTATCAAACGGGTGCTTAAAAACAAAATCAGATGGATAGATATAACTTGTGCTGCTCATTCATCGCACCTCGTGAAATACTGTTGAAACTTCCAGACCGGTTGCATGCACTCATGCGGGTAATTCTGCCTGGTGAAATACACCTGCTGCTTTTCCCGGTTCCACCCGGTGACATGCACAATCACACCTCGCTGATCGCGATAATTTATATCGAGTGCCTTAATCGGATCTGGTGATGTGTTCGCGTGTGACATGTCACACCTCAGTTCCGATCTTGAAAACCAGCTGCTCTTTTGCGATAACGGGCTTATCCACGAATGACTTTGATGCGCTTTCGATCGCCAAGGCCAGACGGGGAGAGGCATTGCGATAGCCATAGGCAATCAGGTTCAGGTATCCCGAAGATGTGCCTGATTTTTTAGCAAGATCTGCCCACTGTTCTTTTGTTGAGGACTTACGCCATGCAAGTAATTGGTTGTTCATTACGGTCTCCTTTGCAATGAACAAACTTTAGCTTTTTGCTAAATTGAATGCAATAATCATTTAGCAGTTTGTGTATTTACCACATTGCTAAATAATGAGATTATTTCGACATGGACATAAAAAGCATACGTAAATCAAACCTTGAGCAGCTCATCGTTGAGTTCCTGAAGCGCGACAGGCATACGACAAAAGCAGCTTTCGCAGAACTATGCGGGATAAGCCCTGCACAGTTGAGCCAATTGCTTGGCGAAAATAGCAGTCGGAACATAGGCGACAAAATGGCCCGAAAAATTGAACAGGCCATGGGCCGTCCGTTTGGCTGGCTGGATAGCCCGCGCAATGCTCCTGACAGTATTAAAAATGAGTTGGAGTATGTCGGAACGGTCAGGCTAGGAGCTGTGCCAGTTGTAGGGGAAGCGATTCTTGGAATTGACGGAATGATCGATATGCTAGAAATCCACGCTGGATGGTTACAAATATACAGCGCGGATAGAGACGCTTATGGGCTGAAAGTAAAGGGTGACAGTATGTGGCCTCGCATACAGTCTGGAGAGTATGTCGTCATAGAGCCAAACACCCAGGTTCATACAGGTGATGAAGTTTTTGTGCGAACAAAAGATGGGCATAATATGATAAAAATCATGAGTAAAACTCGGGATGGCGATTATCAGTTCTCAAGTGTAAATAGTGATCATAGACCTATAACCCTGAGTCCTGACAGCATTGAGAAAATGCATTTTGTTTCGGCTATTGTTAAGCATACCCGTTATGTTGACAATGATGAAATGCCCACCCTATAAGCCCATCCATACCCCCTTCTCCAACCGACCCGATGGTCGGTTTTTTTATGTCTACGAAACAATAAAGTTAAATTAATCATATTATTTATCAAACACATAAACTAAAAAGTAAATAATTTAGCACTTACCCATTGCACAAGATTTACCATTTTGCTAAATTCACTTCATCGACAGATAGCGGAGCCAATGAAATGAATGCAGAACAAGCGTTTTCCGAGAACGGTACCATCCACAAAATTGCGAAGGATATTGATCGAGTAATCAATGCACTTGAGTACGTAGAATCTGATAAAGATGTTGAATATAAACCAGCAGCACTAATTAGAATTTGTATCGATAAGTTAAGGGCAAATCTTTCTGTTATAAACCGCGAGATTGGTAATGAATGGCCGGAGAACAAATGAATGAAAACCTTTAAAGGCCTCACCCTCGAACCGGAAACCGCTTTTCATCAGATAGCGGTTATGATTGAAGCGGGATTAATTATTTCGGTTACCGATGGAGAAGACCATTCAGATCTTGGTGACTGCATTTTTATTCTGGCCAAGCAATACGCAGAAGCAGCCCATGCTAACGAGATGGAGAATAGAAAATGAAAACTCCAGTTGAAATTCTCGAAAGTATCGCAGCTGATATTGTGGAGAATACTTCACTACTTGAGGTTATTTACCGTATCAATGAATTGCCACCAGAAGCAGATAATGCAATTGCATGCCTTATTCGCTCAATGCAGAAAACACTGGATGGTGTTAATGAATACGTCACTATGCTACACCAGACGCGCATTACACAGCACGCCATCGTCGATAATTCATCCACAGGGGCAAGCAAGAGATTAACATCTGGCGTGCTTAACTCCTGGGCTACTGAAGCCGGAAACTGCAAAATGGCGGTTTGTAATGCGATGGATTGCATTCCGCAGGAATTATCTGCAATCGGAACTCTGACTATAGTTTTTGAAAAGCTTGCAGAGCTACAAGAAGTAATCAGCAAAAAATCTGAAAAAATAAACTCGTAATTAGCAAATTAATAATTAACGCCTTGACTGGTGTGGCATCACTCACCCTGAGGAAATGCAGATGAATATTACCGTCAAAAGTGAAGTGTTAAATAACAAGGTCCATTCAGTTAATCAGAATGACGACATTCTTTATATAAACAAGGCACACAAAACAGCAGAGTGCGCCAATAAATACGCGCATGAGCTACGTGCTGAATTTACCCAGTTACTTATGCCAGCAATCGCACGCACTGATGTGAAGGTAGCGGGAAGATTCACCTCGTTACTTAATGAGCTTTGCTTCATGACCAAAATGACCATGGAGAATACATCCAAGGGGGGGCAATAATGACTTTTCTGAGAGATAAAGCGGCACACAACACAGCAAGACTTTTCGCCTCTTATGGAAATAGCTATCTGCATATTGCAAACCTTTTTCTGCGCAAGGCTTATGGGCGGTAATGTTAATGGAAAACAACACAATTAAAATTTATCGCCGCCGTATTGCTATTGCAGCATTAAACCGAATGAAGCGCAAGACAGGAAGTTATCGCCTTACTGTTTCAATGCCGGATGACAATATCCAGTTTATTGATATTGACGAAGAAGCCATGTTGCAATTATTACAGCATTTCGAAAAACAGGCGCGAAATGAATTTGCAGCAGAGGCAGAAGCGTTTATTCGCCAGACGTATATGAAAAGTGTCGACATTAACGGGCATACCGAATATCTGACCGAAACAGGAAAGATGATTGTTGACGAGGTTTTTGCGGAATTAATTAAACACGCTAAAGAGAAATACGTATGTGGAGGAATTAACTGATGGCCTCACAACAAACAATTATGCACGGAATGCAGATCCCCCCCCCAGTCCTCAACGTGGATCTGCATGTGCTTCCGGATTTCACCGGGCGCGTTGTTCTTTATATCGAAAGAGGTCGTGTGACATGCGACCGCCGGCTGCTCGACGACGAACATATTTGCGCACTGGACACTTTTATCGAAATGGCCCGCGAAGCCGGGCTACGTATACAGGAGCTAACTGGTGGCACTGACAGCAATTCGAATACCTGAACGCGTACACCTGCAGGCAATGCAGGTCCTGCTGCGATACCGACGGAAGCGAGTATATGCACGACGTATGTGTCGCACCGGATTTCTCAGTCTGAAGGTTAATCCGCGCTGGCGGCTGCTATCGAAAGACAATGGCCGCAACTGGGAAGTAATGAGTCATGAAACGTATAACGGAGAATTAAAACGATGAGTACCAATAAAAACGACAACGTAAAGCAGCTAGTTGCCCGACTGAAAGAAATGCAGGAGCAGTCCGGTACGCACATCCCCGCGTGGATGCTCGATGAAAATCGTTACGGCAAAGGTACGCTGACAACTGAAGAGCAGCATGAATGGGCTGAAACCGTTTGTTACTCCATGCGCGGAACTGTCGCCCTGCTTTACCTGATTGAATGTGAAAAACGCTGGGGCCTCCGTGACGGTGAGTATCAGTTTAAAGCCGGTGAGTTTGTTTTTGGCTTAACGCGGGAGCTTATCGAGAACCTGCTTATTGAACACGTAGAAGGCGCACTGATCGAGCAAAAACCACAAGAAAGATATCTGGCTGTATTCCAGTTCTACTCCGCCAACGATCAGCGCCTGAAAGAAGACGGTCATTCGTGGTTTGCAGAATTTTTAGACGACATATTTACGGATCTTGCCACTCGCATTCGCGCTGGGGAAGCAACACCCGTTCAACACATTTTACACTGAGGGAAATAACGATGAATAACCAACTAATGACCTTCAGCTCAGAGGAACTCAATTTTTCGATGAGCGGAATTCTTTATGAGGGAAGGCCAGCCTTTGATGCTGTAGAACTGGCTAAATCCCTCGGTTATACGAACCCGGCAAAAGCGCTGAAAGACCACTGCAAGGCGTTGATTAAACTTGATTATAACGAATCGTTAGAATTGGGTTTTGGTGAAAAACCGCGCGGTACTCAGCTTGCTGGTCAGGCCGATTTGTTCCGCCTTATCCTACGCAGCCAGCTTCCATCCGCTGAACGCGTACAGGACTGGGTATGTGAGGATGTACTCCCTGCCATCATGACTACAGGCACATACAGCAAAGAAGTGCCGGTAGCTAAATCACACCAGCAGGAAATCAGCATGAACCATGACATTCTTTCACTGGCCCGCGTTGTGGCCGAAGCAACCGCATCAGCGACGATGAAAGCAGTGATGGAAGTCAGCGGTACTAACCTGGTTGCTGCTGCGAGCGTATCTCCCGCAGAGGCACAGCAACGAATTAGTTCGACTGAATTCGTGAATACCGATGCTGAGTTTGCTCCGGTGCATAAGATTTCGTGGGAAACCGGTCTGTCCGATCCTTCCTGCCGTCGCCTTGTCCAGTTCTCAAACCTGCCATCAAGACAGCTACCTGGCATTCGCGGTCTGTGTGTGCATCGTGAATCATTCCTGAATGCCTTTCAGGTGCTGCTGGAAGAATCCGTTCGCCCAAGCGGTAAACGCAAGCGCTGGCAGCATCCTGAGTTTGGCGGCTTCGTTCTGCGTAAGGATCCGAAAGAGATCTTCGAGGAGGTGGAAGCATGATCATCCAGTCTAAACAGCTTCGCGCGGCTCTGGTATGCGCTGCAAAAAACGATGTCCGTTACTACCTGAACGGGGTGCATATCACTCCGAAATATATCGAGTCCACTAACGGGCATGTAGCGCTTCGCATGGAGCACGGCATCCGGACGAAGAAAAACATCATTATTCAGTTTGAAGGCCAGGTTCCCGCAAAAGCAGAAACGACCGAACTGGTATTTAACAAAGAAGCATTTGCTATTCACCGCGACGCATTCGAACGCCGGATTTCGATCACCGGCATCAAGCTGGTCGATGGACGCTTTCCCGACATGGATCGCGTTATGCCAAAAAAAGTGGATTTCAGTATCAATCCGGTTATCCAGGCTGAATATCTCAGCTATCCAGAAAAGATGTTTGGTCGCGAGCGAAAATTTATTCCCATCCAGTTACGCCCTTCAGGTGAGGCTGGAGCGGTACGCATTCAGTTCGATCCCGTTATCAACACCATATACGGTAACCCTGAGTTCGTCGTGATGCCGTGCCGTGATGATGCTTTCAAAATTGTTGAGGAGCATCTGGCGTGAAAATCGAATACCAGGACTACGGTGCCGTAGCAAACATAGTGATCACCAGCACCGCGTTTGAATTCAGGAAGCATAACCGGGTTGTCCATACTGCTCTTTTTTCAACCTTAGGAATAGTTGCAAACCGCAGTGGAATATTCTTCATGAAGACGGTTTTGTCCGGCAAATCCCGCGATATGTTGCGGGCATACAAAACTGTTCAGCGGGAGGTAACACGATGAAGAACGGCCGACACTATGCCTATCCAAATCAGAGCAATGCGACTCCCGGGGGAATGACTTACCGACAATACCTGACTTCCTGCCTGGCTCCGGTAATGCTCACGAATTTTTTCAGCAATGATGCCTGGCAGGATTACGACGACCTCGCCAGCACTCTGATGATGGCGGTCGATGCCATCATCGAAGCCGAACAGGAGAGCGCAAAATGAGCAAAATTCAGAATCCTGTCGTACTTATCCATAAGCGCGAAAATAGTGATACCTACGCCGTTGCGATAACCAGCGGTAGTAGTGATTATCACGATGCCATTCTGATGGCGACCATGGAACCGGATATGACCGGCGATGATGTAGATACCTGGAGCAAAACAGGTTACTACATGGCGGCGGAGATGGAGCATCTACGCGAAAAAATAAAAATCGTGGAAGAAAAACATCTTCACTTTCTGGGTGTTGTTGACGATTACGACTGGCAACGTCAGCGTCTCCACGCAGCCGCTGAGAAGGTCATCAAATGGTGCCGGCAAGAAGCTGAACATCGTACCGGTGATCCTGATAATGCAGAAAACTACGCGTGCGTTAAAGAACTACGCGACGCATTAACTTTTTGCGAAAACTCCGGAGTTATCGAGAAGAAAAGACTGACCATCACCATGCCAGATATCAGCTCAAAGGCATTCTGGAGCGGTACGGGAAAAAACGAGGCATTCCACCCGGAAAGCTATAAGCGTTGGGTAAAAGAAGCGATCGAGCGAGCCTGTGTTATCGCCGGGATCGGCGTTGAGGTGAAGTGATGACCACCACTACGCCAATAATGACCGCCTCCGGATGTGTTCAGTTTCGCCACTACATGGTGACTGTTCACGCTATTGAACGTTATATCGAACGCATCGGTGGCGATGTAGGAAATCTGATCCTCGACCTCAAAAACGCATGGGTATTTGATGCCAGCAAGAAAGGTATTCCCCGCTCTTTGTGTGCTTCTGTCGCGCGCTGCGAACGTGAAGGTGGATACGGACTGAGGCATGAAAAGGCTGTTTTCCTGATAAAACCCAATGCGCGCCAGCATGTAATTGTAACGACGTTATCTGCGGAGGTGAAGTAATGCACAAGGCATTCGAAATATGGGTGCGCCAACGGTACGGGAGCCGTTACGACCTTACGCGGGATTGCGACGGTTTCTACTGCCGGGAAGTAGTAAAGCGGATGTTTGATGTGTGGCGCCACTGCCGTGGCCTTGACGTGGTGTGAGGCGTGTATATGAGCAATATTTTCCAGTTAGCCCCCAACGAGTGGGTTTGTGAAAGCGTTCTTATCGCGGTTACCGGGCTCAAGCCCGGTACCATCCTCCGGGCAAGAAAAGAATGCTGGATGGTCGGGAGGGAGTATATCCACGTCTCACCTGACGGGAATCCTAAACCTTCCAGTGAGTGCATGTATAACAGAAAGGCTGTAGATGCCTGGGTCGCTTCAATGAAAAGCAAGCAGCCAGGGTGATTTGATGCCATGAAAAAGGTAAGCTCGTATCGCTCTTGGGCGTCTGGAGGTAACACCAATGGATAAAGTCACATATCCAACAGGCGTCGAAAACCACGGTGGCACATTACGCATCTGGTTTAATTTTAAAGGTAAGCGTGTCAGGGAAAGTCTCGGTGTCCCTGACACCGCTAAGAACAGGAAGCTAGCCGGGGAACTGCGGACATCAGTATGTTTTGCCATCCGCACAGGAACCTTTGATTATGCAACCCAGTTTCCTGACTCCCCTAACCTCAAGGCTTTTGGTGTAAGTAAAAAAGACATTACAGTAAAAGAACTTGAAGAAAAGTGGCTGGATCTGAAACGGATGGAAATCTGCGCGAACGCATTCAATCGCTATGAGTCCGTCGCAAGGAATATGGTGCCGAGGATCGGAGGTAATCGCCTGGTGTCAGCAGTAACCAAAGAGGAATTGCTGTATCTCAGGAAAGATTTGCTAACTGGTTACCAGAATCCGACGAAAAACAAATCCCCGGCAAAAGGGCGAAGCGTTGTTACTGTGAACTATTACATGACGACAATGGCCGGAATGTTTCAGTTTGCTGCGGATCACGGCTACTTAGAAGTGAACCCATTCGAGGGAATTAAGCCTCTGAAAAAAGCCAGGGCAGAACCAGATCCTCTTTCTCGTGATGAATTTATTCGCCTGATAGATGCATGCCGGCATCAGCAGACTAAAAACCTGTGGTCATTAGCAGTGTACACAGGAATGCGTCACGGGGAACTGGTCTCCCTGGCCTGGGAAGATATCGATCTGAAGGCGGGAACAATTACCGTCAGGCGTAATTATACGAAACTTGGTGAGTTCACTCTACCGAAAACCGAGGCAAGCACAGATCGAGTGGTGCATCTTATCCAGCCCGCAATCAACATCCTGAAAAATCAGGCTGAAATGACAAGGCTGGGCAGGCAACATCACATTGAAGTTCAGTTACGTGAGTACGGCCGTTCGGTGAACCATGAGTGTACATTCGTCTTTAACCCGCATGTGGTCAGACGCAGTAAGCAGGTCGGATTTATCTACCGGGTCGATTCAGTAGGCGACTCATGGGAAGCGGCACTTAAGCGCGCGGGGATCAGACACAGAAAGGCGTACCAGTCACGGCATACCTATGCGTGCTGGTCATTATCTGCTGGTGCAAACCCGAGTTTTATTGCCAGTCAGATGGGACATGCGAGCGCGCAGATGGTGTTCAATGTTTACGGTGCATGGATGGCTGACAGCAGCGCAGAGCAGATCGCAATGCTGAATCAGAAGCTGGCAGATTTTGCCCCATTGATGCCCCATAGCCACGAGAACAGTACGGGAGGATTATTAAAATCAGTAAGTTAACCCCTAACGCCCGTCATGTTAACTGCGTG